TTTATTTTTAGCTTCCTTAAAAACCTCAAAAGTTATTCTTAATACATTTAATGCGTTTTTAAAATTTGCTTCTAAAAATTCTTTAGAAACGGTAACAACTAATTCACTTAAAAACTTAGTTATAAGTTTTTTCCCTTCTTGATATTCATCCCATGTAGGTGGCGGATTATTTTTTGGCATCAATAATATTTATACTGTAAAATCCTTAAAAGATGGCTTTCGTGGACCAAAGGACTTTGCAACCTTTGATGATTTATATGCCGACTGATATGCTTCTTGCCCATATTTTTTGGATATTTGTTGTTTGGTCTGTTCTTCCTCAATATCATCACCAGGGTCCGTTTGACCTTTTTGTTCCACATTAAAAAGTCTAAATTTCTTACGATCAAGCCCAACATAAAATTTCCTATGATCTGAAATATCACGATAACGATTTTTATGTTGAATTACCAATAATTGTCCAAGTTCTCTCAATTTTTCACTTGATACAATCATCCACAATAAATCAACAGTTGCTCCCAATCCCACTTTAGATCCAGCAATATCTGTCATACCAGGAGAAGAACTTTCTATTCCATCAGCACTCAATTGTGTGGCAGACCAAATAGGAATACCAAATTCTTGCCCAAGTGCTCTCAATTCTTCAGCAATAGCCAAAATAGTAATATGAGTATTTTCACTTGCTTTAATTCTACAAGAAGACATTAAATTTAAATAATCAATAAGAATAACATCAGGAACAAATTTCTTTTTTAATCTCAATTCATGCAACAATGCGCGCAAGTGATTCACATGAACTGATCCAGCAGGATATTCTTTAATAATTAATTTCCCTGGTGTTTGTTCTCTTGCTTTTTCAACACGAGACATAAACACATTTTTAGGAATATTATCAACATCATCAATACTAGTATTAAGTAAATTACAATCTACTCGTAATCCAATATTTTCTTCTGAAATCTCCAATGTGATATAAAGAGGATTTTTACCAGCACACATATATGATTTTGCTAAATGGCAAAGACATAAAGTTTTTCCTACGTAAATTCCTCCGGCTATCAAATTCAATGTCTTGCCGGCTACACCACCTTTAGTGGCTTTATTACATATGTCAATATCAAAAAGTAATTTGTACTCATTTGCATGTAAAGTGTCATATCTTCCTTCAGCATCCAAAAGATAATCATGACCAACCGAAGGATCAAAAGAAACTGATAATGCATCCTCAAATATTTTAGGAATTGCACCAGAAGTTAATTTCTTTTCATTACCCTCAAGAATAGAAACCGCTTTTCTAGCGGCATTAGCAACAGCTTTTTCCTTACAAAAATCTTCCGTTTTATCAATTAACCATTTTAAATCAACAACTTCATTTGTTTCTAATTGTTCTAAAGATTTTAATACTTCCTTATAGGAAGTTTCATCTACTTTTGTATCATTATTAATGGATACTGCAATGGAAGAAACTGATGGAAGTTTATTGTATTCCGAAACAAATTTAGCGGAATGTCGAAAAATAATCTTTTCTTCATCCCGAAAATATTCTTCTTTTAAATAAGGGAAAACTTTACGTAAATAATCGTCATTGTGAAATAAATTTTTTAAGATGATTGTTTCAATTCGATTTTCCGCCATGGAACCTTTCTAATTTTGCGCCAGATAACACTTCTTCAGATAACATTTCTACCGCAATTGCCCCAACTATATTCTTCAGTGAAACAGAAAAATCAACTTCATTTTTTTCAAACGTAGCATAATCTAATATCATATAAGAATAACATAAGTTAGGTGTCTTTGTCAATACATCTTCTCTTATTTTTATATTTTCAGAAATATGTATTTTAAGACCCAAGTAAGGACCTTGGCAGATCCTTACAATATGGGGATTATTTTCATCAGGAACGTAATAACCTTCTGGTAATATTCTATTCATCTTTCTCTAGTTTATTCCAACTCAATACTTTCCACTTCATTAGGTACCTCTAATGCACTTCCATATGAGAACTCTTTCTTTGCAGCAACCTCTAATTGATCCATAACCTCTTGAGTAAAATACTTCTCTGGATTTTTATAGATTACTTTCTCAGAGGCCACTTGACCACCAATTACATATCCCTTATCTTTTGATTTTGTAATAATATCATATTTTAATCCAAGATCCAATAAACCATAATATCTATCTAATCCTCGATCATAATATAATTTCATTTCCACCTGAGTATTTTCTTTTGTAAACCGGCTCTTTTGTAACTTACTGCGAATCAAAGCACCAACAACATCATCGCCATCTTTTTCTTTTGATTTACCAAGGAATACAGAAATAGAATTATTGTAGGAAACGCCGCTTCCGCCAGATTGGACTTTAGTGGAAAACATTCCTTGAGTATCATATGTGTGGTTCGTAATCAATAAAGGAATACCCAATACTCCCAATTTCAATGTAATCGTCCGGAATGCCGCTTTAATTAGTCTGGCCCTCGTCATATCGGTTTTATCCGAACCTGATTCACTATCTTCCATTTCTTTATTTGTTGAAAGATTTCCTAATGAATCTAAAACTAATAACATAGGACGATCAGGATGCTCTTTGTATTTGGCTAAAATTTGAAGGGTTTGATATCGCCATTCTTGTACAGTAGAAACTGGAATCATATAGATTCTTGAAGGATCTATTCCTCTATCAGTCACCATAGCTTTACCAATAGCACTTTCACTTTCAAAAAACATTACACCACCATCCGGATGAGTATTTAAAAAGAATTTAATAATACTCAATATGAAAAATGTCTTTCCTGTGGCTGATGGACCCGCAAATACAATAATTTTATTATCCGGAATACCACCATTTTGTAATGATCCTGATAATTGTCCATTAAAAATATAAACTCCAGTATCAATATATCTATCTACATCACCAGTTGTTCCTTCAGATACCGCTTTAGCCAATTCATTATTAGTTGATGCTGCCAATTTAGCAAAGAAATTTTCATTCTTCGTTTGTTTGGTTTCCACTTTCTTTTTAACTACTCGTTCCTTTTTAGGTTTTACAACTTTATCTTTTCGTGGTCTTCCCATTTAACAGGACTCCATTTCTTTAATTTCTTCTGGTTTTGGTATTCCTAATTTGACACCATTTAATTCCATAAAACGCATCATGAATTTTGCCTTTGCAACAGCAGGTACCCAACAACCATCTAATGTCACTAATGGCTTTTCTAATCCAGCGGCTTTCAATCTATCAAATACCCAAACAGGAACAGGTTTAAATAATTGATATCCTTCAGCTATTAATGCCATATCATCTGCATATTTAACATCTTTAGGAAGAGGATATGGTAAAGAATATTTTTCAGAAATTGCTTTCTCCAAACCGGCCTCAATATCTCTGTAACCTTCCATACTTTCTGTATATTTAATTGGTCTCACTATATCTGATAAATAAGCTTCCGAGGCATCATGTAATAAACCACATAAAGCATTTTGCGGTTCACAAAGATAACTAACCAACACAGAATGTTGAGCCACACTAAAAAAGGAACTAACATGCCCAGCAAATCGGCAACAATTACTTAATGCTTGAGCAATATCCTTAATCTCAATATCATCAATATTGGGTTGTAATAGATAAAATAATTTCCCTGTATATGTAACCATGTAAGTTCCTAATTTATAACTATTTTTGGTTACTCCTTCACATTCCTGTTTTTGTAATTCTTCACCTGTCATTATACTCCTTTTTTACTTTCAATAATTCAAAAAGATACCCCATCGTATTAAATAAAACCCCACATAAAGCGGTCTCAATATCTACAGATTTTCCTTTTTCTTCTACTTTAAAACCACGGTGTAATTTCCATACATGAAACACATGCCGCAACATCGATTTCATATATGATGTAATGGGTATACCCTTCATCCAATTATCATCTGGTCTCCTGGTACCATCGGATAAATAACTACATTGTAACATGTATTCTCCGTATCGTTCTAAAACCAGTGGAGATAAACATGCTTCATAATCATGTTTGGCTTCATCTAAATCCCTAGTGGCACCAGATTCAAATTTTCTCTTATTACCTATATTTGAAGTGGCACCCAGTTTATCTGCTATTTTAGCAATATCTTCCTTAGAGGGCCGTTCTGTTGTTTTATTTTTCATACTATATAAAAAATTTCTCCATATCTACAATTTCATCACTTGTCCATCCTATAGGTTCCAATATCTTCTCAAGAGGTTTAATGAATGATAAATTGAACATTTCAGAATAATCAACATACTTGTTAAGATTAAATTCTTTTGGAAATTTACCATTAAATGCAATCACTTTATCATGAATAGGATTAGGTTGTTTTAAATAAACAAATTTAATTTTTTCCGATGATGCGATTGGAGCATATCTAGATTCCAAACCAAGTTCCTTCAAATAATTATTATGTAATAAAACTGCTTTAACTTGTATTGGCGTTCCCTTTGTATATGTTTCCACCGTATCGGTCCACTTATCCAGATTATTTACACTTCGAGGAAAAGAGATATCTTCAACCGGCAATTTCATAAATTGGTTTCGTATTTCATCAATAAATTTTGCCAATTCAGTTTGGGTGCCTGTCATAATAATATTGACCGCTTTACGCATGGCGTCCTTAACGACTTGGGGTAAACTAGATTTAACCATATCAAACCCCATAATTTTTAATTTGGACGCGCGTTTAGTATTCTTACTCTTACATTCATTACAAGGTGGAGCAATATCAGAATAACCAGAAAAATTATTATGACATTCTAAACACTCAAAATAATTATCACCTTCTGAATTCCATACCTGCAAAATGTAATGTTTCTTTGATCCCCATATAGCACGATCGGCAATTACTTCACGTTTCATACTTAATATTGGTTTTTCTGCTTTCATACCATTAATAAGTTTGTCTGTAATTTCCTCAAACAATCTATCAATTTCTGGTTCAAGTTTTTCTTTACAAATTTTATCCATAAAAGAAATTATTTTTTCTTTAGTAGGATTTTTATCCTTAAAAACGTGAGATACAATTTTATCTAATGTAACATAAACCGAATCTGTATCAGAATAAATTACATAATCTTCATTTTTTGTTCCAAACAAAGAATTAAAATGTTTATTTATTCCTTTTTGAATCCATTGAATAATAAATTGTCCAGTTTGTGTTACTGCAATTGCGTTATCAAGATCATAAAAACGGAACCATTGAGAACCATATGCGCCGTACCTTACTACTTTCATTTTCATGAACCGCAATTAATGCGTTGTAGTCTGGACTATACCATCTTCTTTTAAAGAAGGAGTAATTATAGTCTCTGAACCTCTATCATTTTTTGATATTTGGCTGCTGATTGTCCAATCCATTTCATTGTTACCTTTGGTAGAAATGGCTCTAAGGAGTTTCCAGCAATTTATACTCTTTCACATTCAATAATTTCTTATTGAAGCCCCATACTTATTTTAGGGAATTCATAAGGATTTTTGTTGATTTTTGTTTTACGTCATATGCTGAAACATCATTAACTAATTGTTTTCTTTTTTCTTCTAATTGTTTTATTGACAAATTTGAATAATCTCTCAAAAACATTCCCCTTTCGTTTCATCAATACCATTTAGTCTTTTTTGTATTTCCAAATTAATTTCCTCAATTTCTATTTTGGAATCTCTAACCCTCTTTTGATATCCTTTTCTTTTATCAAACAAAACTGCAATCATTCGACTATAAAAACTTTGTTTAATCTTGCTATAAAAAACTCCATTAGATGCTAAGGTACAACCATTATCCGTAGCAATTTTCAAAGCATTTTTCCAATTTACATTTTGGGATAAAACATCATCCGAATTTAATAAAGTTTTAAATTTAGGTTGTTTAGTTTCTGGACCAATATTTAAAACACGAATAATATTAGGATATAGAGAAGCTACGTCAAAAGAAACTACATTATAATACATCCCCGGTTTAGGATCTTTAACATATGCACCAACAAATTGATCTGTTTTTTCTTGAAAATCTTTTTGAGGAATAACAATATTTTCTTGTTTAAGCCAATTATAAATTAATATATCCCATGTTCGTGTTTGTGCCAAAACATCAACATAATTAACCTTAGCAATATAAGCAACATCAATAACCAATTCAAGTAATTTGCGTTTTTCTTCTAATAAATCAATTAAATGTACATCTTGAGTATTGTACTCCACAAACATCTGGAAATCTTTAGTATAGAAATCCTTCATTGTATTGTATTTTTCTTGCCAATCTAATTTACCTATACCTTTTAATTCAGTTTTTGCAATAAAATCCAATTTATAATTTTCTCTCGGATCCATCACATTCTTTTTATACAATTGCAAATAATCCAATTGAGAGATTCCAGCAATCGCATAACAATTACGATCCTGGTTCATGAAATTTACAGTTTCCGCTTGTACATTATTCCATGGAGAAAGACGTTTTGCTGTCTTTTCATTGAACAACAAAACTAATCTATTATACAAATAAGGAAGGTCATAGAACCTTGAATTCCATCCGGTTATAATATCCGGATCCAATTTACGCCAAATATCAAGGAATCCCAGGAGCATTTCCTCTTCAGATTCAAATTCATAATGTTTGATATTTTTTCCTGGTTTATACCTATTATTTTTATTGTAAATTTCATCATCAGCAAAAGTGAAAACGTAATAAAAATCCTCATTAAGATTTTTTAATGTAATGACATTTATCCTATCTAACGCATTATCGGAAGCATCCTTCGTAAAAGTATTTTCATTTTCATTTTCAATATCTATAATGTAAATGGCAATATCCTTTAAATTATAATTTATTTCATGTTCCGGATAATTATCCGCTATATAAGCATACTGATATTGAGTATTTCCATAAATCGGGTAATCTTGAACACCTTCATTTATCTTTAGAAATTCTCTTGCTTCTTTAATTGAATCAAATTTTAAAGGTTCAACTGGGGCATCATCTAATGTATGAAATTGACTATTTTTATTTCCTTGAACGTATAAAGTAGGTTTATAAGGGACATCAAATCTTCTTCTTTTTCCGTCTACTACTTCTTTTACAAGGATTTTATTACCACTACATTGTACATTTGTGTAGAATTTATTCATGATTATACTTTTTAATTATAACACATGAAATAATGAATGTCAAGCAACATTCTGAGGAACAACTAAGTTTTATTTGATCTAGCGGTCTTCAATGCCATCTGGATATCCGATTGATTAATTATTTGCAACAAAGTATCCGCATAATGGGGATCTGTAGCATAAATCGGAGAAAATGATCTAACACATTTTTCCAATTTTTTATCAATAGCATAGGCGGCTGCTATTGGAGCATACCGACCTGCACTGAATAATTGGGCTCGTTTGGCAAAACAATCTCCCAAACAAGCAAAGGTAGCAAACCAATCTTGTACTTTATATTTTCGTCTTCCATCTTGACGTGGAGGTACACTAGGATCAACTAAATTTGCTGTCCTACTATCTCCTAATCCCAAAAAATATTTCAGTTCTTTATCTGTAAACCATTCCTTAGTAAACAATAACTGCCGGCCATATTCATTTTTATAAGATTTTATTCCAAAACAATTATAATTTGGTGCATGATCTAACCATCCACTCTCTAATGCCGCTTGTCCCATAGGGATTTCTCCTGGACAAGTGGGAGTAAGTAATTCACAATGGACTGCTGCCTCTGCCAATTGTTTAATTGTTTCTGGTGATTTCATTTCACTCCAGTAGAATTAAATCCTCCATCACGAATTGTTTTTTGATCCGGTGGAACATCTAACTCCAATAAATTAACATCTTCTACTTTTTCTAATTTCACTTGGGCAATTCTCTCATGGTTTTCTAAACTAACAACAGATTTACTGGTATTTAATACTAAAATAAAAAGTTCTTGGACATAATCGTAATCAACTATCCCAGTATCATTTGCCAAACACAAACCCTTTTTGAGTCCAGTACCACCGCGGATATTCAAATCCAATCTAAATCCCTCTGGAATATCAAATATTAATCCGGTAGGAATTTTATACCGAAAACCTGGCATAAGCATTAAGATATTATCGTTTGTATCAACCAAAATCTGTTCATTATGATCGGTGAATGCCGAAACAGCACAACCATCCAACCAAACACGAATATCAAAAGCGGCAGATCCTGGTGTTGCACGTTCAGGTGTCAATACCTCTTTACTCAATTTATAAAATCCTAAATTATTTTTTTGCAACACTTTTCACCTTGACCTCTTTTTTCTTTCGAGTTTTGGCTCTTTTTTCGGATGCCGCCATCTTGGCTTCAAATTCATAAATCGCTTTTTGGACGGCCATTTTAGCACAATAAAGACTCACATAAGAACCAAATTCTTCCCCCTCAATTTCAACATCCCAAATAAAATTTTCGTCACCGTCGGATTCATCATACGCAGTATAAATTACCGCCATCACCTTGCAATCGGGGTCGACCAAAGTCCAACATTGTTTTGACATTTTGACCCAATTAAGTTGATCTAACATACCATTGGTTCCTTGTATTATTTTATTCATATATATTTATAATATTCAATTATATCAAATTTTATGCAAAATGTCAAGTGTTGAAAATTAAGGAAGGAAAAAGAAAACACCATAAGGGATTTAAATGTTCCAAAATTATATAAATTTGGTAAGGACGCCCAGATTTGAACTGAGGTAAATGGGTCCAAGGCCCACCGCTCTACCAGATTAAGCTACGTCCCTATAAATTCAGTATCAATTACAGAACACTTTAGAATTTCTTCCTTCGACAAGCGGTCTACATAATTGCAGCATTCTTCATATGTATCGAAAGAGATCTTCTTTTCGAGCCCATTTATTACAAACCGGCGTTCTTTTTTCATATCATCTTTCCAACATAAAAATATTTATATCCCTCTTACGAGCATATCTAACTGTGGCCCAAGTTCCACTTCTCAATTTTTCTGTATCACTATCTGGAGCCGCAATTAAAGTATCCGAAACATCAACCATAATGTGGTCCCGTATAATTGGAGGCAAAGAAGGATATAGTACATCTTCCAATTCAAAACAATCAACAGTTGTCCTAGTTATATTAGATGGATGTAAATGCCCACTTGATTTAAAATGCCTCACAATTCCATCAAATTGGACATCGGACCCCACACAACAACCATGGTGCCACTCAAATTCATACCCTAATTTTTGGAAAGTTTCTAGCCGGTTAATCAATTGTTTTTTCTGATTATCTGACATACCCTTTCGTGTTCCACTGAACGCTAGTTTCATCAATGACATAACAATATAATTATAACAAATTCAAGTGGGGGTGTCAAATGTGTGAAAAGTATATCAGAAAATGAAGTTGATATACTTTCACACGTTATTAAATTTTGGCTCCCCAGGGAGTACTCGAAACTCCAACCAACGCTTTAACGGAGCGCCGCTCTACCCATTGAGCTACCGGGGAACATACAACTATTTATACATAAATAAGGCATAAATTTTATTTCAGAGAGCGGCCGGCGAGGGTTGAACTCGCGTAACCTGACTTGGAAGGACAGTGGCTAACCGTTTGCCCACAACCGCTCAATTAAACTCCTGGACTTGAAGGCGTCGTAGAACCTCCACAGTTAGAACCCTCCGGTTCTATTAAATCATTCTTGTGAAGCTTTTTATCATTCTCTTTACGCCACAATTCAGTCTGTTCATTTCTTTGGCGTGCCTGGTTCTCTTGAGCAAGATTAGATTTCTCCTGCCACGTCAACGGGTCCCCTGATTTATTTATATCTATGCAGAAGTCTTTAAATGATTTCATATCTTCTCTATTTTAGGATTTTGTACATCACGCAAAAAATCCAATAATGAACTATCATCCAATGGACCCACAGAATTAACCACACCGTCAAGCATAAAGTGCCATTCATTTCCAGGGAGATCAATTAATATTTCTTTATCTCCCCTTATATAAGATATATGATTATCAGCACCCTTAAATGGCCCTTTATAACCGTAATCGTTTAAGGGAGTCTTCTGATAAATTTCATTATAAAGATCTTTGAAAGATTTCATATTAATATTTATGTCAAAAATTAGATATCAAATGATTCTCTAAAACCTACACCAACCGGAAATCTAGGAATTAAATCTTGAGAAACACCAAAATACCTAACTGTTAATTGTTTTCCAATAAATTTTTTAATATTTTTCAAAAGATTTTCTCTATATTCTTGAGTACCTTTTGGCGCAACTTTAAATGTTTTACCTTCTTTAGTCTCACATATCAAAATAGGAATATTTATAAACTTACCAACACCACGATCAAAATCTATAACCTTAAATTCAGCATCATCAAAAGATTTTAATTTAAGTAAATCATTACTTCTAAAACCATACGCATATTTTCCATCATTAATACGAATAATGGCACCTTCATATCCTTCTTGAACAAATTGTTTTTGTAATTTTTGAACTTCTTCTTCATTAGAAGCCGAATTTGTTTCTAATAATTCAATATGATTATGTTTTTCTTTAAATAACAATTTCAAATCTTTTAATCTATCTGTCCATATTTTAGATACTCCATCATATTCTGGACAATCATATACTAAATATTGAATATTTTTTGATTCTGGTTGTAATCTCTTAATCCAAGAAGTAACAGTTTGAAATGGAATCCCGTGTGTATACAGTTCCCCATCTAAAACCACCCCTTTGGGTAAAAAAGATTCCAATTCTTCTTGAATATGTGGAAGATTTAAATCTTTACCGGATCTACTCATTAACCTAACATTATCTCCCGACCAAGAAGCAACACAACGAAGACCGTCAATTTTTCTTTGAACCGATACTGGGTACTTAATTTTATTTTTCCTTGATGTAAACTTACCAGCCAGCATCGGCAAAAATACTTCTTCTTGAGCGTCCTCTTGAGTCTCCGAATACTTTCTTTCCAATTTATAAATCCACATACTTTTAGCTTCGGCAATTGCTTGTTCCTCAGGTGAAGTTTCATTTGATTTTCCTGTATTCTTACCTTCACAAACAATACCCGGAGTGGATTGAATTTTCCCATTCAACTGGCCGTGCCGGACAAAAATAGTATTTCCTTCAGTCCAAATATCCCATTGAACCAAGGTGCCGGACTTCCCTTTATGATACAGTCGTGGGAACTTCATTTAATTACACCTCACATTCTTTTGAAGTATATACATTGCCGGTAATGTCAACCTCTCAAACTCCCCTAGGGCACAAATAAGGTCGGCCAACTCACATATGACCTTGTTGCACGCCAGCATGTACCCAACATCATGCGTCTTTACGGCCTCCGCATTCACCTCGTTGATGTACGGGGACACGGCCGTCTCTACCGCCGCCAGCTCCACATTGAAGATCGCCACTCGACGGGCAAGGGACTCACAAGCCAGGAGCATCAAGGAAGGGTCGGTAGGCGGGAAGATGGCGCTCGGTTCATAAAAAATCTCCACACTCCCAAGTTCATCCGCCGGTATCGGGCCGAGCCATACTCTATAGCCGCGCCGGATCAAGGACCAGGCGTGGTTGCGGGCGACGACAAGATTCATGTAGCCGGCGCGCCGGCCGGCGATTAGGATTGATTCTGCCATATCAAGAGACCTCCGAGTATCTAATTGGATCTAGACAACCATGGGGAATAGTAATACAGGAATACCCATTCATTTTGTCCTTCCATGGATTATTAGTATCCATTTCCACAATATAAATCATCAAAATAGGAAACATATCTAACGATACACCTACAACTTTTCCTGTTCCTACCAATCCATCACCGAAAGAATGGACTTTAACTTTTTGGTTTTGCCTTAATTTTTTTGTATTTATGTTCATAATCTATTATCTCAAATTTTAAAAGGAATGTCAAATGGAAAATATGGAGCCACAGGCCGGAATCGAACCGGCGGCAATTGGTTTACAAAACCAACCCTCTACCAACTGAGGTACTGTGGCTTAAAGCGGCTCAAAAACTTCTCATAACTGTCCCGATTCAACAACTTCATCACCCAAAAACTCATCCACTCTCTTCCAAGTGGACACAATATACTTCCGCAAATCCAGCGGCACCAGATCAAGTGGACAATTATAATCACAATCACCAAATTCATCCAATAAATATCCACATTTAGAACAAACATTTACTGTTATTTCACTTACTATTAAGTCACCAATTTTAGGTCTTGCTTTCATTTTCTTGTTCCTCTATATTTTAAATAAACAAATAAATCGCCGGAGCAAACGACGGCACAGGGGCGTCGGCTGTGTTGCTGGGCGCGCTCTCAACGCTTCCAGAGGTCGCGGTCACTTCGTAGCAGTAATTGCCCGGGACCACTGCGGAATCCATGTAGGTCAACAACGTTAGCGCAGTGGCGACCTTAGCAAATGTCGGTGTCCCACTGCAAAGGCCGTGGCCTTGTAGACCGAGTATGTAGTGCCCGCGGGATTGGCCGTGTCCGTCCAAGCCAGCGTGACGCTGTGTTGTGCGGCAGGGATGGGCCGACTAATAGATAGAGCCATCGTAAATACCAACAATAACATTTTCATAAGTTCTCCTTTATAACGATCAATTTAATTATATTATCAAATGCGTAACATATAGTTAATAATCTTATTGCCAATTCAACTCTTGGTGTCCTTTGGATAATCATTGCAATAAAATCCTTTTCCAACAAATCTCAATGCAGGAGCAGAAATCTTCCGTTCCACTGGACCATAACAAATAGTACCATTATTGAAATGAGGATAAAATTCTAATTCTTTTTCATCCATATGTTGAAATGCTTCAAATATTTTATTACAAACTTTACACTCAAAATCGAAATATGGCATAATTACCTAAAATAAAATTAATGACAGTAGCCTCTAAAATCTTTCGATTCGTCGGCGGCCCTGACTGTCGGCAGGAAGGTCATTGACATTTTCGGTCACCCTAAATGTCTCACCTCGGCGGATAGACCTTACGACTACGAATCCAGTACATCCCGAAGTTTTTGCAATTGATTAAAATAATCTTCAACTTCCTCCTCAAGTCTCAGGATTTGTTCCTTCAAATACTCAACATCTGTTTCTGGATTATTCTTCTCAGTTTCTAAAAGTGATACTTGATCTATTAATTTATCATTCTCCACATCCAATTCAGACACTTGCCGTTCCAGATCTTCATTTTGTTCTTGAATTTCCCTATTTTCCTCTTCAAGAACTTCATTTTCATCCAAAAGACTTACATTTTTAGTTTCCAATAAACTAACATCTTTCTTTAATTCACGAACCGTTTCACGCAATTCTTGATTCTCATCTTTTAATTGTTCTCTCGATTTTGTCATTTCATCCTCACTTTAATTTAAAATACATTCTGGAACCGCGTGATGGATTCGAACCATCGGTTTGGGTTTTGCAGACCCATGCCTTACCACTTGGCTAACGCAGCTTATTATACTTTTCTAAACATGGTTTACAATTACATTTTGGTGGATATACACCTTTATATTTCTTAAAATTCTTACAAGGTTTACTATCTTTCATAATACTTCTAAACTTGGTGGAATATCGGAGACTTGAACTCCGCGCCTCCTGGGTGCAGACCAGGCGCTCTACCACATGAGCTAATACCCCATATACCGGTAGAGAGGGATTTAAACTATATTTTTACGTTTCATTAAAATGACCTCTTGGGATTCGAACCCTAGTTTCCAACCTGACGGTGAGTGTCCTAACCATTAGACGATATAAGATTTTAATGACTATCCTCTCTAATTTCCTTGGTAGCCTGTTGGAGAATTGAACTCCACTAAACTTGCTTGTAAAGCAAGCGCCTCAACCAGTCGGACCTACAGGCTAAATATAACTTTCACTACTTGACAATGGAACCTTCCGGGGATCCCTAATATATCGTAATGCTCTGGTCATCCATTCTCTTGAGGGTTTTGCCCTTAAAGTATGCTCCCCCTTTTTAGTTCCTTGTCTAATATCCATCCTATGCTCCTGTGGAATAGAGAACCATGCCTTTGCACAAAACAAATTCTTTCCCATTGCTTTACCACCACAATTGCAATCTGGATCCATACAACGATGTTGAGCCATAATATTCCTTAAAAAGTTAAAACCTCTCCAATTAAAAATGCATGTTGTTCTTGTGTTAAACGGTATTTACTTGGAATAATATCCTTTCCATCTGGTCCCTTAATTTCTCCAGCTTTCACTTGTTCTGCCCATGCAATAATATTCTCTTTTCCTAAATACTTGGAAAAGACTTCTTCATCTAATTGAAAAAATTTTGCTAACGTATGTAATGCTTGTTGTAAATTTTGTAATTTCATATTTCACTATTTAAAGTATAACACGTTATTTTGTAAATGTCAATCTTTTATTTATTTCATCCCAACGGTCATCAATACTTTTTAATGATTCAAAATCATCATTTAAAAGTAGGCTAATAAATTTTGTATCCGGTTTATAACTTTTCCTACGCCAAGGCCAAACCCAATAAATTTCGTCGCCCTTATACATAAAACTATATCCAAATTTATCAAAAGCAGACCATATTTTCCATTTCCACAGTCCCAAATTATGTCCTTTTGAATACTGTCCAGGTCCTTTATGAAATGCAAAACCTAACAATAATAATTGTCCATACCAACCATCTTTCATATATGTTCTATTAATATACCACATAATTTTAAGTATAACAATCCACTAATCGCATACACATCCAATTCACTCTATTATAATCCGGTTTCTCTGGAAGAATATTTCTAGATTCACAAAATTTAGCTTCATTCAATAAAGAATCTACCAATTTCAACCACTTATCGAGCGGCCACTTTCCACTTCTAATTTCCTTTAATTCCTCTTGATCCCATGTGCGATAAACATTTAATTTACCAGTATCAAAAAACTCAATACCCATTCGGAGAATACGAATAGTATGACTTGCATATTTTACATCATATCCAAATTTTGCAACTAATTCTTTTCGTTTTTCCCCTAACTTACCAGTATTACATTCCGTTACCGCGTGTCTTTGAGATTCAGCATATCCGATTAGTGTTTTATATGCTCGATTGGAAGTAAAAGCATCCCGTTGATCGATCAACATTTGACCACCAGGCAAGACAGTTGTATAATCTTGTTCTCTCAAATACAATAAAGGTATTACATTGGGATTAAATGCCAAACATAACTTTAGAAATTTCTTCAATTCAAAGATAGTAATTTCGGAATTATGGGTTTCTTTTCTTTTAATTTCTAATGTGCCATCATTTTCCCAATGGTCTAAACCAGTATAATGAGACAATGGAGCCACAGCAACTCCAATAAAGTCATCATCGGACTCTGGAGTATCTGTTCCATATGATTTGGAGCCCACTTGACCTACTAGAATATATTTTCCTATATGGCTGTCTAATTTGAAAATATCCATGTCAATCATGATACACCTGGTAAATTGGCTTGAATGCTATAGTGCTCTTGGTACCATTAACGAGGGTTTTAACATTCAAGCCAAACTTTTATTTATCGAGAATAATAACCAACCATAATAGCACGGCCATCCGCATCGGTAAAGTGTCCCAAATGAATCATAGACTCAACGGCCCGTTGGAGAGATAAAGTCCTCCCTGTTTCTTTGCGATAATGGTCATTTGGATGGGTAATGCTATATCCATAAAATTCCCATAAAGGGACTCGATTTTCATCTACCCCCAAATTCAAAAAACATTCAGTATATCCTTTTTGCAATTTAATTCCAGTAACAATAGATTTTAGTGAATTATTAAGATTGGGGATATCTACAAATGGTAAATGATGCCTAAATTTAATCGTAATATCACCAAGTTTTTCATTTTTAAACTTTATCATTTTTATTTCTCTTTCATTTATTGAGATTTATTTGTAGTCTGACTACAAACTAATTACAGTATATCAAATCAAACAAGGAATGTCAAGCGGTGAAATATTAGGAAGTATAAATAATAACGGGACCTATAGAGGCTCTAAACCTTCTAGAGATCCCTAAACGAAAGCAAAAGGAGAACTTATGCAAACGCCTACAATTATTTATAACACTGGAATTTATAATATTCTTAATACAATAAATCTGCATTTTTATGCTGGATCGGCGGTCAATTTATATAATCGTTGGAGTATACATAAAAGTGATTTAAATCATAATAAACACCACTGTAATCATCTTCAAAGAGCATGGAACAAATATGGAGAAAATGCCTTTAAATATATACATGTTAAATATACCACCTTGGATGCTTTAACACCGGTGTGGTCAGAAAAGCACCAATGTATGGTAATCCAACCAGAACAGGATGAAATTGACAAATATTGGGATTCTGGAATCCTTTATAATACCTGTAGGATTGCTGGATCTCGTAAAGGAATAAAAAATTCCGAAGAAGCCAGAAAGAAATCTTCAGAATCACATAAAGGTCTTGATAATCATCAAACCGGAAGAACACGTACTCCAGAACAAAATAAGAAAAATTCTGAAGCACATAAAGGACATAAAGATTCCGAAGAAACCAAAAAGAAAAAATCTGAGTCCAAAAAAGGAAGAGATAATCATCAAACTGGAAGAATTCAAACCGAAGAACATATAAGAAAACGAGTTGCATCAATTTCCAAAACTTGGCAAATAACCTATCCAAATGGAACAATTAAAATCATTAAAAATTTAAGAAAATTTTGTAAAGAAAATAATTTAATACCACAATGTATGGGTCTAGTATCTCAAGGAAAACACAAACATCATAAAGGATTTAAATGTAAAAATCTTGGAACAGGCGGTGAGGGTCGAACTCACATGGGTCCAATTAACCTTTCACTTGCTTAGAAGGCAAAGGGTATACGCCTGCAAATTTAAACCATTTTACTAACGGGAGCAAAAATAACTTGGAGGAGGGCCTGGGATTTGAACCCAGGGGACCCCTTTCGGGGTCCTTCTGCTTTCAAGGCAGATGCAATAAACCTGACTCTGCCAACCCTCCCAAAGTTTTACTTCTTTTTCTTAGAGGCAACCTTCTTTGAAACGGCAGCCTTCTTAACAACAGCCTTCTTTTTTGCAACTTTCTTTACCGTCTTTTTCTTAGCAACCCTCTTCTTAGCTACCTTAACTGGTTCCTCAACTACTGGTACTACTTCTGGATCAGGTAAATCCACTTCATAAACATGGTCTTGGAACTTTTCATTTTGTCCGGTCTCTATCATCTTTTTTATTCCTCTCGAATCTGTAACTTCAATTACTGGATACATACATCCCGTAAGACTACTATTTTTAACACTAGTAACATTATAATAATTCGTCTGGCCTAAAATTTTATCACCCACGCGCAAATCGGCCGCTTTTTTCTTTACAATCATGTGCTCCTCTCATTCATTTAATAAATTTAATCCTTCCTCCTGGATCACTTCAAGGGGACTCTTATTTCTCTCTTGTGATAAAGAATAAATAAAACAAGCCATCTCCTGAGATAAACGTTCATGGATAATCAACTGTTCCATTTGTTCATCAACAGAAAGGTGTTTAATATATTCCTCCTTTCCCCTTATACATGTTTTTGGATCTGAATTATGTCCAAATTTCTCAATACCTGTTGCACAAGCTCTACATATCTGTTTAGGTTCTTGTATCATTTTGAATGAGGAAACCTCATTTTCATAATAGCACCAGGAGACGTTCTATTATCAACTTCTTCATCAATAACAACACATCCACAAGTCGGGCACCACATTACTACAGCATCAACACCAAAAAATCCTTGTACTCTATATATTTCTTCCAATTCATGATTGTGATTCATATTAAATTCTCTTCAATGTAATCTCAACAGGAGTACGTTTCTTTTTTCTCCACTCCTCTTTTTCTTCTTCATCCATAGTAATCAAATTACGATCATAAACATATTCAGCTAACCCGCGCATATCTTCTAATTTATTCATATATTTAGAAGTATTCAATAAACGTGTAAGCTGATTATAATCTTCATCTTCCTTAATCAAAAGAAGAACTTTTCCTTTTTCATCTTTAACTGAACCTAAAAAATTTGAGGTACCTTTAGGATTATATGTTCCAGTGACTTCAAAAACTAATTGATGAATTCCTTTTTTAGCATTTTCCATTTTCGCTTGAAGATTTTTACTACCTTTACGTAGACTCATTTCTTTTTACCTTCTAGATAATCAATGGACACAAACTTGATATCCATCAAATACTCTTACAATACTTAATTTTTCTGCATTTGGATGGTTTTCAAGTACAACTGGAACCACTTCACATTTAAAATCACTCATAATATTTTCTCACTCAATTAAAGTATAACATAAAAATAAAAGAATGTCAATAAAGCACATTCTCAATAGTAATTCCAAGTTGCTCCAATTCCTCATCAACTTCTTCTAAAGCACCCTCACTCAATAATTTTGTACCAAGAAAATACTCCCTCCTAATCCGAAATATTTCATTTTTTAATAAATAAAAAGTTTCTCGGTAGGACTCATTTTCATCTTTCACTTCAAGAGCTTCATTTAAATCTCTATTTGACATTTACTTCTTTTCCCAATCCCCAAGTTTTAAAATAAACTTTCCAATTTTGATATTTTGAAGATCTATCATATCCGATACGTCTCATATAATTTTTATTAATTCCTAAATGAAACAAATCTTTTAAATTTTTAATTTCCTCTTTACTTAATTGTTTTTTATGAGGAATATGCCTTTTAATAAGATTTACATTATAATGTATTCCTTTTTCATCTTCTACCAAATTACCAGGATAAGTATCTTCTTTTTCTTCTAACCACAAATAATACCAAATACCCTCAATTTTCTCATAAGATCTATAATCATCCAATATAATTAAATCGATTTCTTGTTCATCTGGTCTAACTCTCCGATAATTTCCTTTATCTTTAGGAGGAGCACAAAGAATACCAGTTTTAGGATCTACATACATATTTCTCAAGGGATGGTTATATCCATACTTCAATGATCTCGCCACTCCTTCAGAATCAATATAAAATCCAGATGTTTCAACCATCCAATCCAATCTTTTTCGAAGATCTCTTCCAACATCAGAACAATTATCGGCAATTTCACATATCCGAGAATATACTGTATCCCAAGGTCTACCTACATTAGATTCAAGAAAACGTTGGAAAGATCTTCCTAACAGATAATCTTTAGCTTGCTTTTGTCGCATAATACGATTTTTCTTGAAGATATTGTTTATAATATTTTGAATTCCGTCTCAAACTTCTCAAAAGATTCCGAGCTTCAATATGTGGTTCATAACCAAATTTCAATTTTTCACCCGAATAAAAAATTTCTATAGCTTTTTGAATTGTCATTTCTTTAATTATACAATAGTTTTCTCGGAAAGTCTATTCTTTTTTGAAACAGAACCAATAAGCCGCCAACCATTAGAAGCTTTTGTGTAATGTCTATCAGACATTACAACCTTTTGAGTCACTTGAACATGATCCAAAAATACTTGTTCTCGCATCTTAAAATACTTTTTAAGTCCTATTTGCTTAGGAGGACGGATCTTTGGTCCCGGGTCTTCATCAAGTTTAATTTCTCCAGTTTCAATCATCTTTTCTTCGGTCAATAAAATAGGTTCTTCACTCATAATTTTGTCTTCCTGTATATTTTGTTTTACCAATATTATATTTTGCTACTAATTCGTATTTCTCTTTATCCTTAAAGGGAATAATTTTAATTGTATTAATCGGAACCACCGGAGACGCTGATTTACTAGGATCTACAAGTTTCACCAACTCCCATTCAGCAAGAAGGTTCGCAATAGTATTTCGGCGTGCTTTATCCTCTTCAGAAAAATTGGTTTGCTTCCCATCCAAAGAAAATAATTCCTTAAAGTGGAGTATCCGGTATTTTCCCTTTTTGTGTAATATATGACACGATTGAAACAATTTTGGTTCTTTTTTGGATACAATACCTAGACGAGTAAGTGTCTCTCTGGTTTTCAAGAACGAATCAGGATCAGGTAATTCAATTTCAATTCCTACTTCTTCAAATGTTATCATATTCTCTTCCTTCATATGTGGAGTATAAAAATATTTATGTTTTCTTTTTACCTACTCCACCCTGTTTCAAACGGTCCTTAATATACTCTATATCCTCATCTGTCAAGATCTCTAATGCCTTTCGTGCCTTTTTAGAATTATAATTATAATATTCTTTTACAATGCCTAAATTTTCCGAATTTTCAATTTTCATTCCTTTTGCAAATCTAGGTTTTTTAGAAACCCCATATAGATAAAATAAATATTGAGGTTTTCCATCTAAAGCGGACCGCATATTTAATTCCTGTGAATATAACAGGGTATCTGGAAAATATGAAAGGCATCGGTTCACTATAAAGGCTAGCTTCTTATAATCTTTTTCCACTAAAGAAGGATCCAAATTTGGATCCTCCAATAGATTATTTTTATTGCGATTGATGGAATTTAAAAAATCCCCAAGACTAGGCATAATTAAACAATATATCTAAAAGTACCATCACCATTAAATTCTAATGCACCATCAAATAAAGCCAACGTCAATGATGCTTTTTCTCCATCTTTAGATGTTCCCATTGAAAATTCCCATCTTTCGCGCAATAAATATTCTACCATTTTCAATAACGGATTTTCTTCTGTTGTTTTCTTTACACTCATTTTATATTACCTCAAATTCCTCTTTTTCGTGATCCAATGCAGCCAAGTCAAATCATCCTTTTTCTTCGTATAGGAATAGTCACCGCTTGTTCAAAAGACATACCTCTTTTTAAACGTTCAAATAAAGTAGATATATTAATTTTGAGTTCCTCAGACCATTCTATAAGATGTTGTGTTTTTCCTTTATACAAATAAAATTTACATTTATTTCTATTAAATGCTTGCTCTCTACTTGTAGACCATTTAACATTATTTGGTTCATAATTTCCATTATTGTTAATCCTATCTAAAGTATATTTCTTTTTACTTTTTGGTTTTGGAGGTAAATCATTAACAAAATTAGTAAAATCATGCCATCTCTGACAAACTTTTATTCCTCTTCCCCCATAATTTTTATAATTAATAGATGTTTTATTGTAACAACGACACATCATTTGTCTCCAAGTACCTCCCAAAGGATGCGATCCATACCTTTAACTGATTTATATAATCCGTGTTTAGTAAATCTTTTAGATGATTCTTCTGCACCCAAACAACCACACGATTTACTCTTAGATCTTATCAAATCATATTTATAGACCCACCGCTTAATTCCACACTTACATTGACAAAAAATTTTATGTTTCTTTTCTATTTCTGAAAGAACTAACCAATAACCAAATTTATTTAATTTTAAAATCTTCATCAGCCATAGTCCTAGTAAGAAAAGCAAGTAAACAAACCTCTTGATCCAATGACCTACTCGCCTGGTCAAGTGCATCCCCAAGTAATAAAACAAATTGTGGAATAAATGAGGACTCAAAATAAATTAACATCGAATCATACAACAATCTATAAATTCTAGTAGGCTCATTATCCACATTATCTGCAACCCACCGACGGACCTTAGTAAAATCTTTCACCTTCATAGCTTCAATCAATGATTTGATATTTGAATCCGCAAATGTATTTAAAATTCCTTCATCTATTTTACCAACAATAGAATA